GTAATAGTCAAAATAATTTTAATAATACAGTTAGAAATGGTAGTAGTGCTTTTGATGGAGTATTAGGAAAAGCAAAGCAATTATTCGGCATATATGCAATGATAAGAGGCGTTGGTAGTATCATGAATATTTCGGATACATTGACTAACACTAACGCTAGATTAAGTATGATAAATGATGGATTGCAAACAAACGACCAGTTAAATAAAATGATTTTTCAAAGTGCAGAAAGATCTCGAAGCTCTTACGCTGGTACTGCAAAAATAGTATCACGTATTGGTATGAATGCTAAAGATGCTTTCGGAAGTACTAGAGAAATGGTTGTCTTTGCTGAACAGCTAAATAAAAAGTTTATGATTGCTGGTGCCTCGACTGAAGAAATGAATTCTGCATTACTACAACTTACTCAAGGGCTTGGATCTGGCGTATTGCGTGGAGAAGAATTAAATGCAGTATTTGAATCAGCGCCAAATGTAATTCAAAGTATAGCTGATTATATGGATGTTCCAATAGGTAAAATTCGTGCTATGGCTAGTGAGGGCATGTTAACCGCCGACATTGTTAAAAATGCACTTCTAGCATCGGCAAAAGAAACTGACGCACAGTTTGCTAAGATGCCTTATACATTTGCTCAATTATTTACATCAGTAAAAAACCACTCATTTATGATCTTCGGAGAAATTCATAAGAAGATACAAAAAACATTTACGAGTGAACATATAAAAGTATTTGCCCAAGATTTTATTGATGCTATGTATGTGATAGGAAATTCCGTA